CGGGTCCTTTTATTTTTGCCTTTTATCGGCAGGCGTAAAAGAACCGAGGACAACACGGATGGCCTGGGCCGTTAATGGAATGGGCTGGACGCACTAAAGGAGGAAAATATGCATTACAGAGCAATCAGACGGGCATTCAGATTCGCAAGGTTCGAAGTACAGCCGGAAGGTGTTCCGGCAGGAGGCGGAGCATCTGCGGGAGGAGACGGAGCATCTGCGGGAGGAGACGGAGCAGGAAAGCAGGATCCACCGAGTTTCGATGATTTCCTGAAGGATCCGAATAACCAGAGCGAGTTTGACCGAAGGGTAGCAAAGGCGCTGGCGACAGCTCACGAGAAGTGGGAGGCCGCGAGCAACGAGAAGCTGTCCGAGGCTGAGAAACTTGCGAAAATGAACAAGGAAGAGAAGCGCGAGTACATGGTCCAGAAGAAAGAGGGGGAGCTTGCAGCGCGTGAGAAAGAGATCGCGAGGCGGGAGCTGATGGCGGAGGCCAAGAACCAGCTCACAGCAAAGGGGCTTCCTATCGAGCTCGCGGACACGCTGGACTATACGAGCGCGGACACCTGCAGCAAGTCGATTGACTCTGTACAGCAGGCGTTTCAGAAGGCAGTAGAGGCAAGGGTCGAGGCAAGGCTGAAGGGCGGAGCACCGGACAAGAAAGCGCCGGAGACAGACGCCAACAAGCAGCTCGAGGCCGAGATCCTGCAGTACATGAAAGGATGATGAAATATGGCTATTAACACTTTAGCAACAGCTACCCTGTTCCAGAAGACTCTGGATCAGCTTGCAGTTCAGGAGGCAGTTACCGGATGGATGGAGGCTAACGCTTCCCAGGTCCAGTACAACGGCGGGGCAGAGGTCAAGATCCCGAAGATGACCGTACAGGGTCTTGCAGATTACGACAGGGACAACGGATATGTCCAGGGCGCAGTCACCATGGAGTACGAGACTTTCAGGATGACTCAGGACAGAGGCCGTAAGTTCCAGCTTGATGCAATGGCAGTGGATGAGGCAAACTTCATACCGACCGCAAGCACCGTCATGGGCGAGTTCCAGAGGACTTTCGTCGTTCCGGAGATCGATGCATACAGAATCAGCGCGCTGGCAACCAAGGCCATCACCGCAAAACAGGCGTCCGAGTTCAAGCCGGAGATCGGCAAGACTACCGGCGTGCCGGCATTCGTTGAGTTCAAGACCGCGCTCAAAGAGGTCAGGAAGCATTACCAGGGACCGCTGGTCGCTCATGTTTCTTCTGACTTCCTGCTTGCGCTGCAGCTTGAGCTGGCAGACAAGATCCATACGGTCACGTTCGCAGTCGGCGGGATCAACACTCAGGTCCCGAGCATAGACGGCGTGCCGCTGATCGAGACTGCATCCGACCGCATGTATTCCGCTATCACCATGAATGATGGTACTACCGCTGGGCAGGAAGTAGGCGGATACAAGAAGGCAACCGACGCGAAGGATGTCAACTTCCTGATCGCGTCCCGTATCGCTCCGCTTGCAGTTTCCAAGCAGGACAAGATGCGTATCTTCACGCCGGACAACTACCAGAAGGCAAACGCATGGGCGATGGATTACCGCAGATTCCATGATATCTGGGTAAGAGACAACACCGTCAACCAGCTGTTTGTCTCCACCGTGGCAGCAGCGTAAGGAGGTAAGTGCAGATGCGATTCGTGAGGGATAACGTGGAGAGGGTCACAGATGACAAGGCAAAGGCCGAGGAGCTGCAGGCCCTGGGATACGTTGAAGTGAAGGAAGAAGCAGAAAAGCCGGTCCGCAAGACCAGAGCAGGGGGCAGGAAATGACAGATGTGGAAACCATCACACGCTTACAGGCGCTTACGGGGTCCGCTGATACTGATCTTCTGACGGCGCTGCATGCAGAAGCCGTTGACTTCGTGCTTGCCTACACGAACCGCACGAGCATGATATCTCAGCTGGAAAAGCCTGTGCGGGATCTCGCAGTCATAGCCTATAACCGTATGGGCACAGAAGGCGAGGCATCCCGCTCAGGATCCGGCGAGTCATACAGTTTCGACAACGCGCCGAAACAGATCTATGACGTGCTCAACCGGTATCGTCTGGCGCGAGTGGGAGGTGTCGTTCATGAGGCTAAAGCATAACCGCCTGAAGACAGTTTATTTGTATCAGGCGCAAGTTGTGAGGGATGCGGAAGGCGGGAAGTACAATTCCTTTGCAGATCCGAAGGAAGTAAAGGCGGAAACATGGGCCGGCGTGGGAGATCTGCAGCAGGAAATGTACGGAAAGACGCTCCCCAACATCCGCAATTTCCGTCTTGACGGCAGCTTCACAGAGACGCACGAGGGAAACGGCAAAACCTTTTTCACGCTGAATGGAGACATACAGATCACAGCCGGAGACGGGATATCGCTCAGTGGGGGCACAAAGCCGGAATACATCATCAAGGCGATCTATCCGTATCGATGGCTGACGATAGAGGCGGAGGCCGTGACGACATGAATGTATCGATAGAAGGCGATCTCAACCTGAAAGAGAAGGCGGATGAGGCAGATGCAAAGCTGTATTCTGCAGTCTCGCAGGCAATCGAGATCGTCCGCGAAGAAGCCGTGGCAAGAGCGCCGACAAGCGGAGCCACAGGGGGCGGCGAGCTTCGGAATTCTATCTTTGCAGAGACGAACCGGGAAGGGGAAGACGAGGTAACAGCTACCTGCTGGACGTATAAGGAATACGCGCCATATGTGGAGTTTGGCACTGGGCCGAAAGGTGCAGCCAATCACAGCGGCACGAGTCCGGACGTGGCAGTTGCATACAGATCTTCTCCCTGGTGGGTCCATGAAGGAACAGGAGAAAACGAGGTAGACCGCGCTACCGGAGAATTCTATCACTGGCCTTACATAGACACGGAACAGGGGCGTTTCTACCACATCAGCGGACAGGCGGCACAGCCGTTCATGTATCCAGCGCTGAAGAACAATGAGGACTCAATCGTTGAGTTTATCCGAAAAGGGGTATTTTAGGCATGAAGAACGTAAAGGACCAGGTATATAAGGCTTTAGCTGACACATTCGGAGAGGATCATGTTACAGACACCTATCCGAAGGACTGGGCCATTCTTCCTGCAGTCGAGTACACCGAGGAGGACAACTCAGTGTATGAGCATACATTCGAGGGAGAAATGCCGCACGAGGACAAGTCCCGCGTAAGGTACAAGGTCGATATCTGGCATAATAAGAGTACGAGCGCAGCAGCAATACAGGCAGACACAGCGCTTTCCGCACTTGGGCTGAAACGTATCGCATGCGGCGACGTGCCCGACCCGAGCGGGCTGAAACATAAAGTAATGAGGTACGCGGCGATCATCGATTGTGAATCGGATCGTGTGTACTGGGATGAATAAGAAGGAGGAATAACAAATGCTTGCTAATGGTGCAAAACTGGGATACAGCGAAACCGAGCCTACCGGCAGCACAACTGCATATACCGATCTTCCGGGTCTGAAGGAGATCCCGGATATGGGCGAGGATCCGACGTGGGTAGACAACACCACCCTGACAGACGATCACATGCAGTACGAGAAGGGTATCGGAGATTACGGCGATCTGACGTACAAGTTCAAGTACGACAACAGCAAGGCCGATTCTCCGTACAGGAAGATGCGTGCTCTTGAGGAATCCGGCAAGAAGGCATACTTCCAGGAGACGCTGCCGGATGGAACCAAGACCGCATTCCCGTCTTACGTTTCTGTAAAGCGTACAGGCGGAAGCGTCAACGGAGTCATTGAGTTCAATCTGGCTCTTAGACTTGCAGGCAGCCCGAAGGTCACTGATCCGGCAGCCTGAAGCACAACCACACCAAGGGCGGGCCAATAACCCGCCCGCATTATTTATATATCTGGGAGGATAAAAAGCATGGCAACGAAAGTAAGGAATATTTCTGCAGGCCTTGACGAAGAGGAAGAGCAGCCGGCAGTCGAGACGGAAGCGACAGAGGAAGTGGCGGAGAAGAAGGCCGCGTTCTCCTACTGGACCGTTGGCGGGAAGGATTACAAGCTGAAGCTCACCACAGAGCAGGTCATGAGGCTTGAGACGAAGTATGGCAAGAATCCGATTACGCTCATCATGTCGGATGATATGCCGCCGCTCAGTGTAATGCTGACATTCGCACAGGCCGCGCTTACACCCTGGCATCATGGAATCAAGTATGAGGACGTCCGCAAGCTCTATGACAGGTATCTCGACGAGGGCGGCAGCATGACGGATTTCTATAACAAGATCCTGGGAAGGTGCTTTGCTATATCGGGTTTTTTCTCTCGAGATCAGAAGGAAGCAATTCTGAAGGAGATCGACGCGGAGTAATCGACCAGATCCGCGACATGTACCCAACAGCCCTGGACTGCGGGATCATGCCTCAGCAGTTCTGGAATATGTCTGTAACAGAGATAGTGGACTGCGTGGACAGCTTCAGGCGCCGGCAGAGGCAGCAGCAGAAGCAGGATCTCAGCATTGTGCACGAATTAGTTGCCATGTTAAGTATGTCGTTCAATGGAGGGCTGAAGCCGCTCACAGAGCTATATCCGGAGCTGTTCGCGGAAGAGATACAGGCGGAGCAGACGGCGGATGTAGCAGAATCGCGTCACAGATGGGCGGCAGCCATGCAGCAAAGGTACAAAGGATGAAAACAGAGACTTTATCCGTTGTCATCACAGCCAATAACTCATCATTCAAGAAGGCGCTCAGGGAAACTCAGAGCGCAGTCAATGGACTTTCAAACAGCGTAAATAAGCAGAGCAAAAATCCATTCCAGAAGGCCACAGAAGGGGCGCAGGGGCTCGGTAGGAGTATCCGCGAGGCCGGTACATCATCCATCAATACAGGAGGCGTGAAAGAGCTTGAAAAGGCACTCGCACAGGCCGAACGTCAGGCAGATGCACTCCGCAGGAAGATGGAGATCCTGGACGATAAGGGCAAGGCGCAGGAATTATCGCCGGCATATAAGGATCTTACCGGGAAGTACGAGGAAGAGAGTAAGCGGCTTGCTACTCTCCGCCAGCAGTACAACGAACACGCCATGCCGAATGGACAGTCATTCGGAAAAGGCGGTTATGATATCGGGGCAGCGCTCGATCAGCAGACGGCGAAGGTGGCAGATCTGAAAAG